ATAGCTTTAATCAATAAAAAGGAAAACATAGGCGTAGCAAAACAATTGGTGGATGCTTTAAGATCTGAACTTACAAAAGAGATTAAATCTTTTATTCCAGAGTTAAGGGTAGAAAAAAGAATCATAACTGCAAATTATGACAAATATAGAAAAATGGTTTCTTTGAGCAATATTCCTAGTGAAGTTAATATGAGTACTTATTTAAGTAAATGTGCTAACTCAGGTTTTCCAGAAATTGCTTCGAATTATTCTATACGCCAACTTAAAGGGGAACATTTAATTTATTATTTGAACGATCAATATGCTGCTTCTTGTGCGTATCAAGCAATTTCTTACGCTCCGCCAAGTTCTACCAATAACAATAATTACTAAGGATAAGAAATGTTTTACAATTTGAGTCAAGAAGATTTTTTAAAATTAGAAGAAAGCATAGCTAAAATAATTAAAAAGCTAGAGGTTTTACAGGGTTTAGAGGATATAAAAAGCATTAATAAAGCAAAGCATTTAAATGAATGCAAAGAGTCTTTAAATCAGTGCTTAGAGAAAAAAGACAAGGATAAATATGATTTTTTCATTTATGAGATCTATAATCTAACTTGGGGTACTAAGCCTTTTGATGAGATTGATGAAAGTGAAAAAATCTCAGCAAATCTTAAAGTGGATAAATACCAAGAAAACATCCCAAGTCTTAAAGAAATAGCTCAAAGCGTTTTAAAAGAAGAAGTGGATGATTTAATTAACGATCATCCTTTAATGCTTGAAAAATTAAAAGACTATGATGAATTTGGAGTGCCAAGAAAAATAAGCATAAGACAAGCCAAACTCGCACTTTTAGAAGTAGGACTTTTGGAAAATGTAGAAATTATGATGCAAAGTGCTGATAAAGCCACTCAAATAAGCTGGGAATACGCGACTGAATTTGAAAGACAAAATGAGCTCATTTTATTTTTTCAACAACAAACAAAACTAAGCGATGAGTTTGTAGATGAGCTTTTTAAAAAGGCAAAGGAGTATTAATGATAGGAAAGATTTTAACCTTTGTGCCAAATTCATATTGTAATTTTGCATGTAGTTATTGTTATCTTGGAAAGCTAACAGAAAGAAAAGAAAAAACCACAGATATGGCAGAACAATTTAAAAAAATAGCCAAAAAATTAAAAGATGATGGAGTGATTATCACAGAAGTTATTTTACACGGAGCCGAGCTAAGCGCTAGTCCTTATGAGCATGTTAAGGAGCTTTTAAAAGCAATAGATGAATATAAAAAAGAAAATCATTTTTTAATAAGAGTTCTTAGCAAAGATAGTAAAAAAGGACATCATTATATACATTTAAAAACTAATTTGTATTTTTTGGATAGATTTTTTGAACTTTTTAAAAAATATGAAGTAGGCATTAGTGCTAGTATTGATTTGCCTTTGAGATTTCACGAAAAATACAGAGTGCTAAAAAGTGGAAAAAGCACTTTAGAAAAGACTTTAAAGATGATTGAGCTTTTAAGCGCTTATCCTTATTTTAAACAAATATCAACCACGATGACAAAAGAGCATTTAAATGTAGATGAGTTTATAAGAGATGTTTATAAACTCGAAAGTTTGGGCTTTGATATGGCAAGTGATTTTTATATTATGTTCACTTACCAAAGTGCAAATGCACAAGGTGACTTTCAAATGCCAAGCGATGAAGATATGCTTAGTTTCTATAAAAACTTAAGAGAAAAACTAAAAGATACAAAATATTCTTTTGCGTTGGAACATTTTTGGTTTAAAGAATTTTTGGGTGGATACTGCACTAACTGCACCAATTGTGGCGATAATTTGCTCATTCAAAAAAATGGTGATGTTTATGTTTGTCACAGATCCCAAGCTTTAAATGAGTTAAGAGCAGGAAATATTTTTAATGAAAATTATGAGAGTTTGAAAATAAGAAATATTACCAATATAAGAATTTTAGAAAATTCTTTAAAGCTTCATAAAGATTGCCTAGAATGTGATTATTTTCATCTTTGTAAGGCTTCTTGCACGATTGAAAGGAATGATACTAAACTTGGCAAATCTTACACTTGTGCTTTGCAAAAGGCAATTTATAAAAATAATGCTGAGTTTTTTAAAGCAGATAAGACTTTAGCTGAAATCTCTTTGGATGAGTTTTTAAGACAAAATCAAACAAACAATTATAAAAGCTTTTTAATTCCTAATTTAAGCTTGGAATTTAGAGAAAGCAAAAATTCTTTAGAAAACATTATAAATGATGATGAGATTTTGCAAAAGCTTTATTTAAAAGATAATTTTTTAATCAGCGTAAATGATGAATTAGCTTTGCTTGATTTTGAAAAGGATGCTTTATATAAAAGTTTTAAAATAAGTTCTAAGGATAATATCAAGCTTTTAATAAAAAAAGAAGTGTTTGATTACAGTACAAAAGAAACTTTAAGCAATTTTATTTATATGAGTTTGCTTGGCGGAGAGGCTAAGGTTTATGGAGATGAAAAAAGAGAAAAAACCTTGCATATTGAAACAAAGCATTTGTATTTAGAAAAACTGCTTAATGAAAGCTTGGAATTAGAAGGATATTTAATTTATGATATAAGCTCTTTTTTAAAAGAAAACTCTAGACTTTATTCCTTAAATCATAAAAACTTTATCTTTTTTACTACAAAGGCATTGAGGGAATATCATTATGAAAAACAAGCCAAAAATGCTTTTTATCATGCACAAACTATCAACTTGCCGTTTTTAAGATTTGAATTTACATGGGAGGATAAAAATGACTAAAACAGAATTAAAAAGAGTATGCGTAAAGCCATACGATAAAGATAAATTTGAAGTTGTAGAAAATTATGAGTTTTCTTTGCCAAATTACAAAGGCATTGTTCCAAAAGGCTTTAAAACAGATGGTGCAAGTATTCCGCGCTTTTTTTGGTCTTTGTTTCCGCCATTTAAAAGCGAGTATTTTAGTGCTTGCGTGGTGCATGATTTTTTATGTGAAAAAGCAAACTCTAGGAGCGACTATAAAATAGCTGATTTAGCATTAAAAGAGGCAATGGCTTTTCTTGGATGTTCAAAGTTTAAAATCTTTGTATTTTATCACTCATGCAATCTTTATCATGTAATAAAGTGCATATTTAAATCAATAAAAAAGGAGTTAAAATGAAAGATTATGGAATTTCTTTTATTCCAGATATTAATCAAGGCTCAAAAGAGCCAAGTGAACCTATAGTTAGTGATAAGCTTAATGCTCAAAAAGTTAATGAGCTTATAGATAAAAAACTAAAGCTTTTTAAAGAAGAGCTTGTTAATAAAGAGGAGCTTAAAAGTCTCATTGAGGAAATTTTACAAGATCAAAATTTCCAAAATACAAACATAAAAATATCAAAAACTCCACCTAACTACAATACACAAGCTAAAGTAGGAGAAATTTGGGCGGTTGTAGAAAGTAAAAAGCAATTATTTATTTGTATTGCTAATGATAATGATTTTACAAGCTGGGTTGATTTACTAGGAGATGGTAGCAATGATATTGCCCCTAAAGAAAAAATCATCATCACATTTGATAACACTACAACAGGTGGACAATATGGGGGTTGTATGAGTGATTTAAGACTTGGTTTTGAAAATGGTTTTGCTACTCCAAATAAAGTTCAAGATGAGTATGAAAACGCAAAATTTACTATGACTAAAGATGGCAATGGTCTTAATAGAAGCGATTTTACTATAGATTCTAATCCTATTGCAGGAGAAAACCAAATTTTAGGAACGATTAAGACAAGTGGTATTTATCAAGAAACCTATCACAAAATCGCCCATGTGTTTAAAAAATATAATGGTGGTTCTGATGAGTGTTGCTTATGGTCTAGTTCAGGAACGAGAGAGGTAAGCATAGAACTTGAAAATACACCAATGCCTAATAAGCTTTTTGCTAGAGGTAATGGATATTATGGTCAAACAGAAATTACCAATGTAAGAGTAAAAAAATCCATTTTTATAGGTGAGCAAGAAATTCAAAGTGAAGATTTTAATGTTGAAAAGTTAGAAGCTAGTTCTGATACTTATGGAGATTATGCTTTTTTATTTGAAATTTCTAAACAAGATCAAATTGTTATGAAAAAAGAGCTTAATTTAAATCCTAAAAAAACAAAAAATACAAAAAATGTAAAGAAATAAGGAGTGAATAATGGCAGTAAATTATGGAGTTAATTTTAATATCAGTAATGGTGCAGCAAGTCCTATTAAAGTGCAAAGTGATACGCCTATTGGTATTGCTGGGGCTATAAAAGGTGCAAGTAAAGAAATGATTTACACAAAGGCTGGTTATGAAAGCGTGGATAGCTTTCCAATCTTTGCCTTTTCAAATGTAAGCAAAGCAAAAGAATTTGTAAACGATTTAATCAAAGAAAATAACTTACAAGATTTTAGACTTTTAGATACTTTAGAATGTATCAATTTACAAAATGTAAGCAATGTAATTATTATCAGCTTTTTTGAAGAAAGCGAGGAAAGTGAAAACACTTTAACCCATATTGTTAATGCCATAGAAGCCTTTAAAAAAGCCAAGCATAAAACAGGCTTTAGCCCTGATTTAATCATTGCTCCTTATTACTCACATGAAGCAGGAGTAAAGGCTAAGCTTGAAAGTGTGGCAAGTTCTATGAATATCACAGCTATTGTGGATCTTTACGCTACAAATGTTGGTGAAGCTATTAATACAATGGAGGCTTTTAGCTCTAAAAGATTAATTGCCACTTGGCCACAGGTTCAAATCTTAAACACACAAGGAAAATACGCTTATGTTCCACAATCTCCTATCATCGCAGGTTTAATAGCCCATACAGATGGAGATAAAGAATATGGCTTTAGTGATTCTTACTCAAATAGAGTGATGAATGGGGTTGCTGGCACAGAGTATTTTATAGAGTTTATCAATGGCTTTGATTGTGATGCAGAAAGATTAAGAAATGCTCACATTTCAACTTGTATTTTAGGTGAAGGTTATCGCTCTTGGGGTGGGGAGACTAGCCATGAAGATACGATTTGGCAAGATTTAGCTCGTGTAAGAACTTTTGATCGTATAGCCCTAGCAGGACAAAAAGCAGCTTTTAAGGCTATTGATAAAAAAGCAAGTGAATTATATTTTATAAAAATCAGCATTGAAGAATTGCTAAGAGATTTAAAAGGAGCTAAGGTTTTAATTGGCTATGAGGTAAGCTGGGATGAAGAAAGAAACACAGATGCCAATGTGAGTGCTGGTAAGTTTTATCTAAATATAAAAATGATGAATAATCCAATCGTTAAGCAAATCACTTTAGAGTTTATCTACTCTGATAAGTGGGCAAGTGATTTGATTAAAACTATTAGTGCAGATAGTTAATAAATTTTAAAAGGAGATTAAAAATGAAAAGAATGATTGGTGAAGTTATACAAGAAGGTAACATTTACATAGATGGACAAGGTTATCTTGGGGTAGTTAGAAATTTAAAATTGCCTGACATAGAACAAGAGATGATTGAAACCAAAGGAGTTTTAGGAGCAAATTATAGTAGCGGGGTTTTAAAGCCTTTAGAAATTAGCTTTAAATTAGCCGTTGTTGATCCAGTGCTTTATGCGGCTTTCTTTCATACCACTTTTAGTGAAATTAAAGCTCCTTTATTATTTAGAGAAAGCGTTCACAAAGGAGGAAAAAACTATGGTATTAGTGCCGAGTTTTTAGGAGAGTTTATAAGCATAAGTGAAAGTGATCATGAAAGTGGAAAGGAAGTAGAAGCTGAAATTAAAATGGCAGTTCATTTTTATATGCAACGCCGCAATAACATTCCTATCATTACCTACGATCATAAAAACACTATTTTAATGATAAATGGTGTGGATATGATGAGTGATGTAAGAAGTAATTTAACCCTTTAAACGCTAATTAATCGGTGTTTAAAAGTAAAAAAGTTGCCTTAGGTCTTTATATAGCAAAGCAATAACATAAGCTTTGCTTTGTTTTTTTAAAAAAAGGAAAAAAAATGAAAGAAAAAATAATCAAACTTGAAAATGGCGAAGAATTAAAAATGAGAGAGCCAAATGTGCGTGTATTAAAAAACGCCACTAATAAAAGTGAAAAAGAAATAGAGCAAACTATTTGTATGATAGCTGCACTTACCAATAAGCAAGAAAGTGAAATTGAAGATTTGAATCTTAAAGATTTTAAAGCTTTACAGGACGTTCTTAAAGATTTTTTGGTAGAAGCAGGAGTTATAGCTTAGAGGCTATAGCTCTTATAAGTCATACTTTGCATTGGGGGCTTAATGAAGTTTTAGATTTAAGCTTAGATGAGTTTGAAGAAGCTTTGGAAATTTCAAAAGAATTTTTAAAGGCTAAGAGTTTTTGATTGTTTTATTTTTCAAAAAATAAATTTTTAAAATAGCAAAAAGAATAAAATCTAAACTTATTACAATTAGCCAAGTGGGTAAAATAAGCAATAAAGCAATGGGTGGCATAATCATCACTAAAATAGCAGTTATGATAATGCTTGCAAAATAAGAAAAAATAAAAATAGCCATTATATTAAAAAAACCATCACTTGCACTTTGATAGCTTATGTAAAAAGCAGGTATGAGCGTTGTTAATAATAAGGCAATATGTGAAATTATATCATCGTTAATAAATTTTAAAACTTTCATAGTAAAGATTTTAAAATACAATCGCTTAAAAAGGGTTGAATATGGAAAATGCTGGAAGTATTGGAATTGGTGTTATTTTAGGACTAGCGATTAAAAACGCAAGTGCCGTTGGCAAGGTAGTTAAAGATTTTAGCAATTTAGAAAAAATAGCAGCAAAAACTAAACTCGGCATTAGTGGATTGCAAAAAGAATTAAACACTCTTAAACTCAATGCCAATTTAAGAGCGGAATTAAAAGCTCAAAGAAAAGGTTTGCAAGATGAGCTTTTTTCTCTAGGAAATATAATAAGTGGTGGTATTGTAGGGAAAAGTATAAAAGTTGGTATTGATTTTGAAAGTGCTATGGCTGATGTAAAAAAAGTAACAGATCTTAGTGAAGGTCATACACTAGAAGGCTTAAAACAAGATATTTTAGATTTATCCAAAAAACTTCCTATGACAGCAGAAGAAATTGCAAATATAGTGGCAGAGGGTGGAAAACTTGGTCTTGCCTCTAAAGAAGCTTTGGAGTTTGGTAAAACTGCTACTGCTATGGGTGTTGCTTTTGAAATGAGTGCCAATGAAGCAGGAGAAGCCATAGGCGGTCTTATGGCAAACCTTCAAACCGATGTTAAAGGCATTAAAGATTTGGGTGATAGCATTAACTATTTAGCTGATAAAGGTTCAAGTGATGCCAAAAATATAGTAAATATTGTGAGCAGAATTGGAGGAATGGGAAATCTTATAGGACTTCAAAGAGAAAACATGGCAGCTCTTGCTGCTACGCTTGATGAAGTAAAGATCCCAGCTGAAGTTGCAGGGACTGCTATTTCTAGCATGTTTACTAAACTTTCAACTGCTGATACTTTAGGAGCTAAGGCAGAAGAAGCTTTTTCACAATTAGGTCTTAGCGGGGAGTTTATGAAAAAAGCTTTAAATCGAAATTCGCAAGAAGCAATCAATATTTTACTTTCACGAATAAAAACGCTTGATAAAGAGTCTCAAATAGGTGTTATTACTAATATTTTTGGCAATGATAGTGGCACGATTAGAGCTATGGCAACTTTAGTTAATGGTTATGATCGTTATCAAGAGCTTTTAAAGATGACAAATTCAGAAGAGAAGAAAGGTTCAATGGATAAAGAGCTTATTAATAAGTGTGAGACTACAGCTTCTATATTAAAAATTTTAGGAAATAATATAAGTGCTTTGGCGATTAAATTTTCAGATGCTTTACTCCCTGTAGTTAAATTAGTCGCTTCAGGATTTAGCTTTGTAATTGATATAGTAGATACCTTACTTTCAAAATTTCCAGTGCTTAGTACCATCGTAGCTACAGCTACAACAGTTTTTTTGCTCGCCAAACCTGCAGTCTTAGCTTATGCTATTGCTAAAAACTATCTTAAAGATTGCACCATTTTACTTAAAAGTGCTTTGATTAAAACAAGAATACATCTTTTAGCTTTTCGTAATTCTTGTATATTATCTAATATTACTTTAAAAGCAAAAACCGTCACAACTACTATTTACACAACCTCCCTTAAAGCCTTATCTTTTGTTTTAGGTGGGCTTAATAAAGTTTTTAAAGCCGTAGCTATTGGTATTAGAGTATTAAGCGTGGCCATGATGAGCAATCCTATTGGTCTTATTTTAGGAGGTATTGCAATAGTGGCTGGGCTCATCATTGCAAATTGGGATAAGGTTAAGTCATGGTTTATATCTTTTATAGAATGGCTTAGACCTGTTTGGGAACCTATATACAATGTCATTAAAGCCGTGTTTAATAAATGCAGCGGTGTGATTGGCTATTTTAAAAACAATGCTTTAAATATCATCTTTCCTTTTGTGGGGATATTAAAATTTATTTGGAAACCCATTTATGAAGTTTTTAAATGGGTGTTTGATAAATGTGCTCTTGTATTTGCAAGTTTTAAAGATATTATTATGAGTGTTGCTTCTCCATTAGCTGAGTTTTTAAATTCTATTTGGCAAGGCATTGGGGATTTCTTTTATAGTATTTTTGGTTCTTTATTTGAATGGTTTGCCTCTAAGCTTTCTTGGGTAGGAGATATGATTTCATCCATAAGTGGCTTTATAAAAGATACTCTTGATTTTGTAGGGCTTGGGGATGATAAAGAAGTTAAGATAAGCCAAAACGAACAAACCAAAGAAAAAATCTTTGCCACAAATACTTATAAAGATGAATTACAAGCAAAAAGTATAAACCATACTCCAAGCTTTAATAATGGCAATATCAATGTAAGTGTTAATGGCACTTTTAACATAGCGACTAAAGATGGCAATTTTAATATGCAAGAATTTGCAAATGCTATACAAAAAAGTGTATTCGACGCTTTAAGAAAGCAAGAACAAAACAAAATTAACACTACAATTTATGGATAAAATATGAGTGAATATATAGAGATTAAAGGGATTGAAAACTTTTTTAAAGCTTGTGATAAATTAATAGATATGGATAAACACGGGCAAAGCATTATGGCAGGTGCTGGTGAGAGTATAAGAAATAGCATTATAGATTCTTTTAAAAATGAGCGCAGCATTTTTAATGGAAAATGGAAAAGCTTAAAACCAGCTACCATAAAGCAAAAAATAAAAGAAGGAAAGAATAAAGGAATTTTAAAAAGAGATGGAGAATTAAGCAATGCTTTAAATTGGCAAAGCGAACCTACTAAAAGTGGCGTAAAAGTCTTTAATAATATGCAGAGCAAAAGTGGTTTTAAATATGGACTCGTTCATCAATATGGTAGTAGAAAGAAAAATATACCTGCAAGATCTTTTTTGCCTATAGATAATAATGTTTTACATCAAAGCATAAGAAGCGTGATTTATAAAAATACTAAAGATTTTATTGTAAAGATTGCTAAGAAATAATAGCAAGGAAAGCATAAGCTCTCCTTTTTCTAAAAACTAGCAAAAGCATTATAGCTTTATTTTTAAAAACTAGTTAATTAAATTTTATTTTGAAAGGAGTTTGTATGAAAATCAATACAGACAAATTTCTAAAAACTAGCCCATTAATTAAACCTACGCAAACTAAATTAAAAGCTCCATTTGCTTGGGTAGGTGGCAAAAACTATTTAGCTAAAGAAATCATCGCTTTAATGCCTGAGCATAAAAGCTATATTGAAGTTTTTGGAGGAGCTTTAAGTGTTTTTTATCAAAAAAGCCCTTCAAAAATAGAAGTCATCAACGACATTAACGACGAGCTTATTAATTTACATCTTTGCATAAGAAATAAACCTCAAAGCTTAACAAGCATACTTCATTCTATGTTGGTAAGTAGAAAAATATTCCATATGCTTAAAAACAAAGAAATTAAACCAAGAAACAATATAGAAAGAGCAGCTTTTTATTTTTATCTTATAAACACTTCTTTTGGTTCAAACATGGGGCAGTTTGCTATGAGTAAGCAAAGAGCGCCAAAAAGATTATATAGGGATTTTAGTTTGCATACAAAAAGACTTAAAAATGCTAGTATTGAAAATAAAAGCTTTGAATATATTTTAAAAGAATATGATTATAATGAAGCTTTGTTTTATTTAGATCCGCCTTATGTGGGTACTGAGAATTATTATAAAAACACAGGAGGTTTTGAGCTAAAAGAACATAAGCTTTTAAATGAATTGCTTAAAAACATCAAGGGTAAATTTATGCTTTCTTATAATGATTGTGAGCTTATAAGAGAGCTTTATAAAGATTTTAATTTTAAGGAGTTAAAAGTAAGGTATTCTTTAAATAACAATGTTTTAAAAAGAAAAGAAAATAAAGAGCTTTTGATTATGAATTTTTAAAAGTTAAGAGAATATTTTTTATATTCTCTTTTATTTTAGTAAAGAGCTTAAAAACTTTAGGGCTTCTTTACTAAAATCTTTATTGCTTTCTTCTAGATACTCTTTATCTAAAATAGCTCCGTATTTTAATAAAAGTAAAATCGCTCCAAAATTATTATGAGTTACTGCATAAAACATAGGCTCTTCGCCCATGCATTCTTTAGTAGCACTCATGCCATTTTTAAGATATTCTAAAACAAGTTCGTTGTTATGGTTGCAAATAGCGTTTATAAAAGTCTTACTAAAACCTTTTTTGATATCTGCTATTACTTTACTCATCTTATCTCCTTTTGTTTTGATAAGACAACATTAGCTTGACAAGGCTTAATGTGTGCTGTTGTTTGACATCTTTTTGAAATCAATTTGTATTAACCCAATCTTGCACCACATTTAATAAATGATTATAATCACTACTCATGGCTTCTTTTTGAAATTGACTTATTTCTTCTTTACTTACACCTGCTTTTTTCAAAGCATTGCTTACTCTTGCTAAAATACTAAAAGCATTGCCATCTTCTCCTACTAATTTCACATAAACATTAGGGTATTTCATCTTTTCTCCTTAAAATTCACAAAAGGTGCTTTTTAGTTCATATCTTTGTTTTTCATTATTGTATTTAACCACAAATTTTCTACCTATAATATATCTTTCAAACAAAGGAACTTGTATAAGACTTTTATCTTCATTCATCTCAAGGTTTTTAGCGATTGAATAAGAGTTTATACCCATATTATAAATAGTCATAAGCTCTAATATATTATCCCTAGCAAGATAATCTTTCTCTTTTAAAAGTTTTTTGTACAAAATCCTAAATTCATCCTCTAAATCTTGCATAATTTTTTCTTTTAATTCTTTATCGGTGTAATTTTTGATATCTTTCATGTTTATCTCCTTTTTTGATAGAACAACCTTGTGTTTTATACTCTCTGTGAGATTAGCTTGACTTAGCTTATTGTGTGCTGTTACATCTTAGAAAGTTCTCCAATTACCACACCAATGAGCAAAAAATCTCCACTTTTATAAAATATATCTTTATATAAAGGATTTAAAGAGTGTAAAATCACTCCATCATCTTGTTTTAAAACTTGTTTTATAAAAAGTCCATCTCTAGTATTAATCACACAAATGCTTTTATTCTTAAAAGTTTTATTTCTATCTATTACACAAATACTTCCATCTTTTATAAGTGGCTCCATGCTTTCTCCATAGCAAGTGATAAACTCACACTCTTTACTACCAAAAAAGTTTAATAGTTTTTCATCCACAATAAGCTCAGAGCAATCTATTAAATCATTTATTCCACCTCCGCCTAAACTCGCATTTGTTTTATAAAGCTTTAAAATTTTGTATTTGTTTTCACATTCCAATTGATCTTTTGGGGAACTTCCATAGAAGAAATAATTAATGCTTATATTTCTTTGATTTAAAAAGTTTAGGATTTGTGGATATGGAATGGAGTTTCTAAATTTCATGGAATTAAAAGTATCAGGATTGATTCCTAATTCTTTGGCTATATCTTTTGTTTTTAAATCTCTTTTGCCTTCACTCGCAAGTATATCCTTTAACTTTTCAATCACTTCTTGCATTTGCATTTTAAATCCTTTGATTTTAACTTCAAAGAATTTAAACATAAAATTTCAAAAAGCAATTAAAAACTTTTGATTTGAAAGATTTTTAATATAAGAGCTTGAAAAATCTAACTTCAAGCTCTCTAACAAGATTTCATAAAAAATTACTTCATTACTTTTTAAGTTTTCTATGTAACTATCTTCCAAAGCTTAATGCCATAGATAGTTACATGCTATTTTTATATAAAAAGTGGTTAAACTATGATTATATAGTATTTTATGGGGATAGTTACATCAATAAGAAAACATAAGAATACTTTAAGCAAAAATGTAACTATCCTAGAGGGTAAAAAACACTTTTGGGATATAAAATTTAAAATCAAAGCTCGTGTTTATCCGTCTTTTAAACAGCATTTAATCACTTTTTTTGGGACAAAACGGATATTTTGGGATATTTGGGATTTTTTACACTTTAAATTAGGAAAGATAAAAAGACATTTTTGTAAGCTTTAA